TTCCTTGATGGAATCTTATTTAAAACTTATCAAAACTTAGCATAATAAAAAAACTAGATAAATATATTACCTAGCTTATTTGTACTTCTCCAAACCTTCTTTTATAAATTGGCTTAATATATCCTGCACCTTATATTTATTATTCTTCTTACAAAACTCTAAAAACTCCTTTTGTATAGGCTCATATAGTTTATAGCTTCTAACTACTATATCCCCCTCAAAATCATCTACTTTAAACTTTTCCGCCTCTACTACTTTATTACTACTTTGTAATATATACCAATTATACATTTCATTTAATTTATTATTCATGTCAATATATTTTATAAAATGGTAGTTGAAATAGTTTTAAATATGTAGTATATTCTTTAGTAGAATTGGAGGCGATTGTATGCCACGCTTTGAAAATGAAGATTTTGACCCTAAAAAAAGAAGCAGGGAAGATATAGACAGAACAGTTCCTAAAGATGAAGATTATTATAATTATTCACCTATGGATGTTGACCTTAATTTTAATTCTAAAAAAAGAGACGATGTTGTAGTTGATAATCAGCGAAAAAGCTCAAATTATGGGAATTATCAGCTTGATGATAAAGGCGATGTCACCTTTAAGAGTGAAACTATTGATGATTTCAGCAGAAGCGGCAGTCATTCAAAAGCTTTAAAGGGTAATTTTGCAAAGTCAAACAACAGCAGACCTAATCATCATTTTGACAACAAACCCGGTAAAAACAAAAGGCACAGCAGTAAAAATGGCAAGAAAGCAAAGGCTGTTTTGGCAGTTATTTTGGTGCTTGTTCTTATTATAGTAGGCTCGGTATTTCCGGTTCTTGCAAGAGTTAATTATGACGAGAAAAAAGAAGATAAGTATGTTACCGCAAGCGATTTGAAAAATGATTCGTCGGTTAAAAATATTCTTCTTTTAGGCGTTGATGCCAGAAATGGTGAAAATGCCGAGCAAACACGAAGTGATACTATGATGATTGTAAGCGTTGATTCAAAGCATCATTCTATAAAGCTTGTGTCGTTTCTTCGTGATACTTGGGTGTATATTCCGTCACTCGGGCATGAGCAAAGGCTCAATGCGGCATGCTCTGACGGGGGATATAAAAATGTAGTTGAAACTATTGAATATAATTTCGGTATAGATGTTGAAGGATATGTGGTAACCGATTTTGAAATGTTTAAGGTGCTGGTGGACAGCCTTGGCGGTGTTAAAATTGATGTTACCGAAAAAGAAGCTAAAGAAGTTACAAATCATCCGAAAAGATATGGCGATGTTACACTTGAATCCGGTAATAATAAACTTACCGGTGAGCAAGCACTTGCTTATTGCAGAATAAGGAAGATTGATACCGATTTCGTCAGAACTCAAAGGCAGCGTACGGTTATGAGTGCGATACTTAAAAAAGCACTCACAAATCCTTTTAAACTTTATAAAATGGCATATAACAGTGCACCGTATATTGAAACCGATTTATCAAAGGGTGAACTTATGGGGCTTGTGTCAAAAGCAGGTACTTGCGTATTTAATATTCACCAAACAAGCGTTCCTTTTGACGGAACTTGGGATTATGCAACTATTTGGGGCAACAGTGTTATTAAAATCAATACAGAAAAAAATAAGGACAAACTTATTGACTATATTTATAACTTATCTTCAGCCGATATTAAAGCACAGGAAAAATCAGATGAATAATGTTAACAAAAAAGGCAACGAATAAAAGTCGTTGCCTTTTTGTTTTTTATCATTTATCAAAAGAAGGATTGAACGCATAGTAGTTTTTACTGTCAAGTTTATCCGTAACAAGCCTTAAGCCTTCACCGAAACGCTGGTAATGCACAATTTCTCTTTCACGCAGAAATTTAATAGGCTCAATAATATCAGGGTCGTCAACAAGGCGCAAAATGTTATCATATGTTACCCTTGCTTTTTGCTCTGCTGCCAAATTTTCATTTAGGTCGCCGATTGTGTCACCCGTTGATGCAATTGATGCGGCATTCCACGGTGAACCGCTTGCGGCAGTCGGGTAAACACCTGCTGTGTGGTCAACAAAATATGCCATAAAATTAGGATTTTTTTCAATTTCGTCTTCGGTTAAATTGCGGGTGAGCTGATGCACCATAGTGCCTATCATTTCAAGATGCCCTAATTCTTCCACACCGATGTCCGTCAATAAACCTTTAAGCTCCGGATACGGCATTGAATAGCGCTGTGAAAGATAGCGAAGTGAAGCGCCTAATTCACCCTGAGGTCCACCGTATTGCTTTTAGATATAGATTAGAGATAAAAATAAATAGCGAGGTTGTTATCCTCTTTTTCGTATGTTATATGGTCTATTATTGTGCGGAGTGCTTCGTTTTTGGCTGCTTCGTCTGCTTCCGGCGATTTTATAATTTTAAGTACATTTTGACACTTTTCTAAAAATTCATTAGGAATAGTGTCATTTTTCTTTTTAGGTTGTTGAATTTTTGCACTTTCATATTCACTGATTCGTGATTGATAAGTGCGCTTTTTGATTCCGTATTCTTCAAGTGTATCAAATCCTGCGTCGTAAGCTTCACTTGCTCGGCGGATTTTCTCTTTTTCTTGCTTGATAAGCTTATCGTAGTCGATATTCTCTTGCGGATTGTTTTGCGTTTTATAAATGATATTAAAATCTAATGTTTTAAGTGTTTCCTCAATCTTATCTATAACAACTCTGTTCGCCTTGGCAATTGAAAGGCTGTGAGATACCTTGCATACACCTCTTGCGTATTGGTGGCATTGCATTGCCGGGTATTTAGTGCCGACATATACGAGTGTTGCGCCACAATTACCACAGCGTACTAAACCTTTTAGCATGAATTGAACCGGCTGTTCCTTACGCTGATATTTACCGTAGCGCTTTTTCTGGTCCGCAATCATATCCTGCACTTGTTCAAATTTTGCGGTATCAATAATAGCTTCGTGCTTTCCGTCAACAATCATAACGCTGCTGTTATCACCTTTATATCGCGATTTTGAGCCTTTACACTCCGGTGACCAACGAATTTTTCCGATGTAAACCGGATTTTGTAAAATATATTCAACAAAACGATTATCCGGAATGTTTCCACGCTTTGTTCTGATTCCCATTGTGCCTAATTCCTGTGCTATTGCACGGTAGCCTTTTCCTGATAAATATGAATCATAAATATAATTGACGATTTTTGCATCATCATTTGGAATAAATGATTTTCCCTGCGAATCATAGCCGAACGGAGCAGCACTCATTGCTTCGCCACGGCTGGCTTTTTCAGTCATTCCTCGTGTGACTTCCTGCGAAAGTCTTGTTGAATAATATTCATCCATAAACTCGATTATTCTTTCAATCAGAGGAGCGAAAGGCGAATCGTCTATTGTTTCGCTGACGGATATAACAGCCACATTGATTTTGCGAAGCATTGATTTATAAACGATACTTTCTTCTTGATTTCGTGCAAAACGGCTGAATTTCCAAACGAGGATTGCGTCAAACGGATGTTCTTTTGATTTTGCGTAGCCTATCATACTGTTAAAAGCCTTACGCTTTTTTACACTTCTGCCGGATATTCCGTCGTCGTAAAATACATATTCATCAGGCACTATATAATCATTGTTTTTTGCATATTGCCGAATAAGCTTAAGCTGACTGTCCGGGGAGTATTCATCCTGCCGGTCATCAGATACTCTGATGTATGCTGCGGCATATTTCATTTAATCACCTACCTAATCTATTGTTACCTTAATATTACAGCCATAATACTTTTTAGGTGGTTCGCCACCGGTGATTTCTACAATTTTAGCTGTGATTTTATGGTCGGAGTTATTATAAATGAGTTCGCTTTTTTGAGCGTTAATCTCGCCTAAATCTTCGTCAGTGCGTGTTAAAATTGCAAGGAATACATCTTTTCCGTCACGGTTGACATATGGTTCAAGATGAATAGGAAAATCCGCGAATGGTTCCGGTGAAAGATAGTCGGTATTTTGATTGATTGATTGTAAGAAAATTTGACGAGAATGGCAAAAAATACTGCTGCAGTCGGTAACCTTATCGAGATTTGTATAAAAAGAATTATTTTCGTCTAATAAGCCATAGTTATCATTGATTCTTAATTTTATGTTGTAAAGTAATTGGATGTGTTGAGTAGCTATGTATTCAGTCGGTGTGAAATGCCTCGCAAACCGATTTTCAAATTTTATATAAGGCTCATCGTTAAAAATAATTTGGTCGTTAGGCATATTCGCAATATCTTTTAAATCTTCATATTGAAAAATAAATTTATAATATTCTTCAGGAAAGATTTCTTTCAAATCATCAATTTGACTCTTAATATTAAAATATTCGATAGGAGTAAGGTTTGAGCAGGTATCAAATAAATATTTTTTTAGTGAATTAGATAAGTCTGTTTCTTTTTGCTTAATGTTCAAAATAATATCAGATAGCTCTTTTGCTTTTTGTGAACAAATTTCTTTTATTTTAAGTTGTCCTTTATAGTATCTGTTACGCTTATTATAAACATTGATTTCTAATTCTTTGTCGTTTTGACCGATAGTATATGATACATAAAGTGCTTTTTGATAATCATCATTTTTAAGTGAAATTTTATCAGTTAACTTGGGAATTAGCCATTTGGCTATTTGATAAATTCCTATCAAAGCAATAGGACCGGCGAGAAAAATACGAGGCTTTCCGAATAACGGTTCGAGTGCAAACAATGCACATAATAGAATTATAAATGAAAGAATTATGCCGAGTATTTCTCTTGCGTTACTGCTTAATTTTTTTGTCGGTTCTGTAAATGCACAGCAGTTATATAAATATAATTTTTCACCTTGATTAAAATTTATTATAGGTTTCGTATCGGCTCGAAAAATGTTTCCTGCACCTTTTCCTTTGCTGTCAATAACGCAGTAAGCTGCATAATTTTTAAAATAACTGTCAGTGTTTACTTCTAAATGATAATTTCCGGGTTCGTCTTTTGACAAGAACATTTCATCCTTAATTTCTTCAAAGTCATTTTCATCAATATAAACGAAATGGTCCGCTCCAGACTTTTTATAAAGAAATTCTTGTATTGTTAAATTGTACTCCTCGTTCATTTTTTCCCCTTATTGTATTGATTTATAAAATCCTCAAAGTTTGAATAAACTTTTCTTTCTAATTGGCTTGTTAAAAACTTATTTCGCTTATAAAGCAATTCCATGCGTTGTGCTCTGTATGTAGCGGCTTGATAAGAAATGTTGCATATCTGCGAAATGTCATTTGCGCTATGTAAGTGAAGCCCCCAAAGGACACAAGCCGGTGCAAGTAGCCGAGCGGCAAACATATCAGCTTGCGTTTCTTCTTCAGGTTTTTCTTTATATTCATTTTCACTATCGCTTCTGTTAAGCAAGGATATGTGGCCTAAGAATATATGACCGAGTTCGTGTGCAATAGTAAATCGTGCTCTTTCTGATGACATATTATCGTCGAAAATGATATACCATTTGCTGTCTATAAGTATGCTTAACCCTATTTGATTATCCTTGAGAAGATGACAATCACTATTTTTTACAACTTTAATATCGGCTTGTCTTGCGATATCGGTTATTTTTACCGGCAATTGCCTCACGTTATAATCTAAAAGGATTTGCCATGAAGCGTTGCGTACGTATTTATATTTTCCATAATTTATCATTTTTTATCACCACAAACATTTTAAATGTTTGCAGTAATGAATTATACAAGTAAATATTGGTAATTATAATAAGCTATATATCCTCATTAAAGTCTTTAGCTTTTTTCAAGCTCTCAACTTCCTGCGCTGAGAGTTTTATTTTTTTAGCATTAGTACGTGCAGCCATAGGATATTCGACTTTTCTTTGTGAATTATTGCTAATTCCGAGAAGAGTGTTTACTGCTGATTGCATTTCGGGCTTGTTACGGTATGCAGTTACTAATTCTTTTTCAAGAGAAGAAAAACGAAAATTAGGCTCTCTTTCAACATCATAACCCATAAGCCATGTTTCAGTAACATTTAAAGCCTCAGCAAGAATAGACAATCTTATTTGAGTGGGTTCTGCCTTGCCTGATACATATTGACTAATGTCATTTCTACCAAGTCTTACATTATATTTTTCGCAAAACGGCATACACTTGTTTAACAAGTCAACTTGTCTTAAATTTTTTTCTTGCATTATTAGTTTTAAGCGTTCTTGTGTATTACTTTTTTTCATAAATTCACCGCCTTTGATACAATATTAGCATAACATAACATAAAGTTCAACAAAGATTACAAAAAAGTTCAAGAAAATGTATTTTTGTGCTTGACAAAATCAAAAAGCAGTGATATATTAAAAGTGTTCAAAGAATTGAACAAAAGGAGATTTCTTTATGATATATGATTATTCAAAGTTAATAGGCAAAATTGCAGAATATTATAAAACTCGTAGAGCCTTTTCAAAGGCTATGGAGATTTCAGAAAAGTCTTTATCAGTAAAACTAAATAATAAAGCGTCTTTTTCACAAGATGAGATTGAAAGAGCGTGTGTTTTGTTGCATATAGCTGATTTTGAGATACCGTTATATTTTTTTACAAGAAAAGTTCAATAACTTGAACATTTCACTAACACTTAATCAAGGCAGCAGGGCGCAGGTAGAAAATATTCCCCTTACCGTTAACTGAAATCAGCCGAAAAGCTATCGAAAAATTTCTTTTGAAATAAATCGTCTTATACTCCTCTTTTGATTTTTTAATTGCGATAGTTAGCCTTGCTGTTTTGGTTAAGTGTTAGTGATACGGACAAAAAGGTTCATCATATTTTAAATTGAGGTGATGAAATGGCAAGAAAACCATTAACTGCAACGGTTAATGTAATTATGGAAGACAAAAGTATAAAGCCATTTGAGAAATTAACGAGTGATGAAGTTGAAAAATTAAGGCAAAATGTGAAAAAAAGACTTGAAAGCGCAATGAGCTTATATTTTTCAAATCATCCGGAAGAATTCAAAAAACTTTAAATATAAATGAAGGGAAGTGAAAAAATGTTTAAGTTACCGGCAATATCGCTTGCATTATTTGTAATATATTTAACGATATGCAAAGTGGCTATTAAAAACAAGAAAAAGAAAAAGCCACTCCGCAAGCGGAATGGCTTTGAACGAAAATGCCGATATATATTCTCCGATAATGCCGAGTGGGAATACATATTACACAGCATTAAATGAGTTGTGATAACCCAATTGACACCATTATGTTATCACAACTCTTATAAAAAATCAATAGGAGTTGAAAAAAATATGGAAGTTTATACAAATGAAATTTGCGAAAGCTGTGCAAACGGAAGCTTTGACAAGTGCGAAGCTGATTTTACACAAATAACGCTTGATGATGTGACAAGGGCAGTTGTTGACTGTGATATTTACAAGGCTAAGCCGAAGCATAAGCTTAAGATTACATATGAATGCGAGGGCAGGACGGCTGTCGTTGAAAAGGTGGTATACGAACTGCCCAAAGTCGAATGGCAGCAGGCAGACAAGAGAGCCGGGGATATGAGCGCCGACGATATTAAGGCTATTGTTGAATATCTCAACGATAAAATCGGTGCGCACTATAAGCCAAACGGTAAGAAAATCAAAGAGTTAATCAGGGCAAGAATGAATGAGGGCTACACGGTTGAGGATTTCAAGACGGTAATTGACAAGAAATTCAAAAGCTGGGGCAACGACCCGAAAATGAGCTTATACTTACGGCCGTCAACGCTTTTTGGTACACGCTTCGGCGAGTACCTGAACGAGTATCAGGCAGAAAGCCCGGAGCAGAGCGGCAACAACATATTCCTTTCGCTTGCAAATGATAGGGCGGCGTTAAAATGACACGTGACGAAACGACTAAGGTTTTGGCATTGCTAAAGGCAGCATATCCAAACTCTTACAAAGGAATGACTAAGGAAGAAGCAATGGGGACGATTTCAATTTGGACTATGCAATTTGAAAGCGTGCCAGTTGATATTATGTTAATGGCAATTAACAGGCTTATAAGCAACAAACCTTTTCCGCCGGCGATAAGCGAAGTCAAGTTGGAATTACATAGTCTGCATTGGGACGCTTTCAGCGAATTTCATCAGGACTGTAATTGCTTGACACCTGAGCAGGAAGCAAGGTATCGCCGCATTTATAACGAAACAGAAAAATATAAATATTCACGAAATCTTGAGCCGAGTATCCGCGAAATTGTTTTAGGCTCAGAGCAAAAATATATAAAGGGAGAAACATTATGACATCAGAGGAAAGAATTGAAAAAGTAAGCCAGCTTCTTATGGAAGGAATGACGGACGAAAAGAAAAGTAAGGAAAATTACTTAAAAATTGCTCAGCTTGAAGTTGATAATATTGTATCAGTAATAACACCGTGTTCAGCTGCCGAAACAAGTTTTATTCTTTTTGCACTTGAACAAGTTACGGAAATGATAAAAGGCACAATAAAGAGATATCCGAAGCAGAAGATAAATTATTGTGTTTTAAAGAGCTTAATAGGCTCAGAAGGAATGTGTATTGAAGTACCTAAGAGGAGCGAAGATGATAAATAGTGTTGTTTTAATGGGGCGGCTTACTTACGAACCGGAGCTAAAGGCTACAAATGAGGGTACGTCTTTTATAAACTTTCAAATTGCGGTTGACCGAGGTTATTCTAAGGACAACCGTGCTTGCGACTTTATAGATTGTACTGCTTGGCGGCAGACTGCTGAGTTTTTGAAAAGGTATTTTCACAAAGGCTCAATGATTGCTGTTGAGGGTTCTATACAAACAAGCAATTATGTTGCAAATACCGGCGAAAACAGAAAAGCGGTAACAGTTGTAGCTAATCAGGTCAGCTTTTGCGGCGAAAAAGGACAGGCTCCGGCGCAAGTAAACGAAAATACAGAATTTGAAGAAGTTGAATAATGAGTATAAAAAGAAATTATTGTTATATAAAAGTGACGAATGATAAATACAGATTACCTATTGCCGTTGCCGATTCCGCAGGTGAGCTTGCACGAATAGTCGGCGCAACAAAGAATACGGTTTTATCTTCAATATCGCACGGTACCGGCACTTATGAAAAGGTTGAGTTAGAATAGTTGATTACAAATTCACATAGCAGCAGGGTAAGGTGATTTTATGGGTGAAGCGAATATTGAAAAGTTTGAATTTATCGGTGAAAGCAACCGGCGTAAGTATTATGCAAGTAATCAAGGCTACATAATGAGTGTTTCGACAAAAAGTTTTGTTGAACGCAAGCTAAAGGGCTATCGTCAACATGGTAAAAAGAATGGACCGCTAACAGTGAGAATATTAGGTCAAGAACATTATGTAAAGAATCTAATAGCGCAAGCGTTCATTCCTGCATATAAAGGGCCAAATGTAAGCAATGTTTTTAACAAAGACGGAAACTACAAAAATAACTGTACGGAAAATTTAATTGTGGTTTCTAAAAATCAGGTTGCTAAAATAACCGGCGCTATGTCAAACGCGCAAGGAGTTATTGTTATTGATGAAAACGGAAATGAGAACAAATTTGGAAGTATAAGAAAAGCTGCGAAGTATCTTAATTGCAGCTATCAGACTTTGGCTGATTATTTGAATGGCAAATACAAAAAGAGCGTACTTGACGGATATAAAATAAAAAGGTGTTAAAGGTGATGATATGAGCGAATTACAAACAAAAATAAACACGGCAATAGAACGCTTAAAAGCGTTTGAGCCTGTGGACGAG